GGCGCCCTTTCGATTGATAGAGTAGATGATTCTCTAGATACATCAGAACCCCTACCTAGTCTTGCATTGAAACTGCCTTTTGGAAAACTAACTTTAGATTGTTCTTGCACGTTGATAAAGAATTGAACATAATGTCCAGTTCGCTCAGTGTGTCCAATATCTACTGGATAGTTAAGATCACCACCATAAACTCTTTTATAGTTATTGTTATTAATAGCGTTAGCTGCATTTCCCATCTAAATAGTCCTATAACCTGTGAAAGTATTTATAACGCATCATGTCATATAAAGGTCGATACATTCCATCCAAACCACAAAAATACAAAGGCGATTCATCTAAGATTATTTATCGTAGTCTTTGGGAGCGTAAGTTTATGGTGTACTGTGATAAGAGCGACAACATACTTGAATGGGGTTCAGAAGAGGTTATCATACCATACCGTTCACCACTAGACGGCAGACTGCACCGTTATTTTCCAGATTTCTATGTCAAAGTAAAACAGGCAGATGGTTCTGTTAAAAAGATGATTATTGAAGTCAAACCTAAAGCGCAGTGCGGCCCACCAAAACCACCATCTCGTAAAACTAAAAGATTCATACAAGAAGTTCGTACTTGGGGTGTAAACAAAGCAAAGTGGGAATCAGCACTAGAATGGTGTGCAGACAGAAATATGGAATTTAAAATACTTACTGAGGATCATCTAGGGTAATCGTATAAATAGAAGTATGACATACTTTGATGATTTACTAGAAAAGACAGGTGGTAAGGATCGTTCAGTTCGATGGTTTAGAGATAAAATCAGAGAACTAGGAACACCACCAGCAAGACAACTAGTCAGTGAAGGACTGATTAGAGGTCGGCCTGGTTTGGGCAGAATGAACTTCTTTTATTATGATGCAAAGAATAAAGCAACCCTACCATATTGGGATAGGTTTCCATTAGTATTACCTATAGAAGAATACAACGATGGTTTCTTGGGATTGAATTTTCATTACTTGTCTATTCCAATGCGACTTAAACTACTCAACGTGATTTCTGAGTATGCAACAAACGATAGGATGGATGAAACTACCAGAATTCGTTTGACTTGGAATCGCATTAAAAGAAACCCAATTGTTCGTCCTACCGTGAAAAGATACTTAGCAGATCATGTTAAATCTTCTTTCCGTGTTATCTCGGCAGAAGAAATGATGGCGGCAGTTCTACTACCAGTGCAGAGATTTGTTCCAGCAAATATTGAAAACAAAGTCTATGCAGATTCACGGCGTACTGCAAGTGCGCCTAGGAGACCACAATAATGGCAACACTTGACGAATTCACTGCAACCTTTAGTGAGAATAAAGGGCCTGCACATCTTAATAGATTTGAGTGCTTTATTCTTTCACCATATGAAGCAAATCCAACACTTGCTGCTGACAGGTTTACTTCTCTTAGAGTTGTATCTGTAACATTTCCTGGCAAGAATATAAGAACAGTAACTAATGAAACGGTTTATGGGCCCACTTATGAGATGGCACAAGGATTAACGTATGCAGAGAGTGTATCTTTCAGTTTTTACCTATCTGCAAATCATATTGAAAAAGAATACTTCTCAAATTGGGTAAACTTCATTTACAAACCAGATACATATAATCTAGAATACTACGATAACTATAAAAGAGACATTGAGTTGTATCAATTGGACAGGGGTGATAATAGAGTAGCAGGAATTAAACTCGCTGATTGTTATCCAAAAACAGTTGGAGCACTTGAATACTCACAAGACAATGGTGAAATAGGACAATTAACTGTAGAGTTTGCTTTTAGAGAACATTACATGATTGATGGGGTTGGAAAAGCAAAAGACAGCAGAACAGAACCAAGAACTAGCACTAGAACTGGAGGCGAAACTAGTCCAGTTCCAGTTTGGGAGTTTGGTGCTCTATAATATAATGCACAATAGGAGATAAATTATGGCATTACCACAACTGGCGACAGCCAAGTATGAATTGACGCTTCCTTCAACTGGTGAAAAAGTTGAATACCGTCCATTCCTCGTAAAAGAGGAAAAAATATTGATGATTGCACAATCAACAGGAGGGCAAAAGGATATCCTTCTAGCAGTTGAACAGATCATTGATGCTTGCACCTTTGGTAAGTTGAATGTTAAAACACTTCCAATGTTTGATTTGGAATATGTTTTCCTTCAACTTAGATCAAAGTCTGTAGGCGCAGAAACAGAGGTGCAAGTTACCTGTCCAGATGACAGAGAAACAAAAGTGCCGGTTAAAATAAACTTGGAAGAAATCCAATGTATAAAAGAAGTAGGACACGATAATAATATCAAACTAACAGATACTATTGGTATCATTATGGATTACCCAAGAGTTACTAGTATTAATGTAATGGATGATGATGATGCAACAACAGCATTTAACATCATTAAAGATTGTGTAAGACAGATTTATGATACAGAAAGTGTACACGATAAAAGTGATATGGATGAAAAGGAACTAGAAGAGTTTTTAGAATCTATGTCACATGAACAGTTTGAAAAAATACAAGACTTTTTTAATACTATGCCTAAAGTGAAACATATTGTTAAGGTTAAAAATCCAAATACTAATGTTGAGAGTGATGTGGTTCTAGAGGGGTTGAACTCTTTTTTCTAATAGCCCTCTCTCACAACAACCTAGAAAACTATTTTAGGTTAAACTTTGGGTTGATGCAACATCACAAATATTCCTTAACAGAAATTGAAAATATGTTGCCGTGGGAGAGGGAGATATATGTATCTCTTCTGGTACAACATATTGAAGATGAAAATATGAAAGCTCGTCACGCCATGGCAAATAACAAATAAATATATCTGTAAGGAGAGAGTTGTGACAGAAGAAAAAAAGACAATTACAGTTGACGCTGAAGTTGCAAAAAAAGACACAAACGGTGATGGACACATTTCTTTAGAAGAAATGGAGATGGATTTGGAATTTAAAAGAAAAGCACTTGAAGATGCTGATGCCCGCAGAGATGCAATGCGTCAGATGGCATGGTTCGCATTATTTGGTATGTTGTTATATCCATTTGCAGTAGTGATTGCAAACTGGATTGGACTTGAAAGTGCCGCAAAGATACTAGGTGATATGGCCGCAACATATTTTGTTTCTGTTGCTGCAATTGTCGCTGCATTCTTTGCTGGTAATGCTTACGCAGATAAAAAGAAGTAGATAAATGGCAACAATAAATGAAGGACTAACTCAATTAACCGCTGAGTTAAAAGATACAAATCTAAGATACTCAAAGGCGACAGAAGCATATCAAGCTCTGTTACCCACACAGATGGCGCAAAATGCTGTATTGAGTGGAATAGGTGGTTCTATTAAGGAAAACCTTGTGCAATCAACATCTGGGTTTAAGTCTTTCATTAATCAATTGGAAGCCCTTCCAGTATTTGGTGCAATCTCTGGTATTGCAAAAACTTTAGGTGGTAAATTATTCTCTGCTGTTCGTCAAAGAAATGAAGATAAAAGGATTGCAAAACAATTAGGTATTACAAAAGAAGAAGTTGCAATTCGCAGAAAAGAGCAGGAGATGCTCAAGTCACAAGAAGAGAATAATAAAAAACTTCTAGATGTGGCAGCGGCACTTGGATATAGTACAGACGAATTTGAAAAAATGACTGGCGCAAAACAACAAGGCGAAATGACTGCGGCAGAGGTTGAAAAGGCAAGAGAAGATAGACGGGCAAATGAAAGACTAGTAGCAGCAGTTGAAGGTGTTGGTGATGGTATTGATAATCTTGAAATTAGTGATGATGAAGAAAGCAAAGGATTCTTTAGTGGTATTCTAGATTCTGTAAAAGGATTTATACCAGCAATAGGTGCTGCTTTAGTTTCACTTGGAACAACTGTTTTGGGTGGACTAGTTGCTTTAGGAACAAAAATTGTTCTTGCACTCAAAGGTGGACTTGGTGGTGTTGGTAAACTTCTAAAGAAATTGCCAGGCGGTCGTGCTTTGGGTAACATCTTCAAAAAGTCAATTGGTGGTATTGCAAAACTTGGAACTGCTGGTGCTGGACTGTTAAGTACCGGCGCTTCTGCTGCTGGGGCGGGTGTAAAA